CCTTGAAGAAAAACTTATACAATTAAGGCTTCAGAATAGAAAGATAGTAAAAAAGACTGAAGAAGAAGAAAAAGCATCAAGAGTACAGGCTATTAGCGATTTGAAGGATATGGGTAATCAATTAATAACTATTGCAGGAGAAGAAGAAAACTTGCAGGCAATTAAAAAGATTGGTATTCAAATATCTATGGCTGCAGCAATAGCATCTAATTTTGAAGCTATGGCTAAATATGGTGCTGCAATAGCAGATACAGCATTAAAATCCCCTTGGTGGATGAAGATTATTAATGTAATTGGGCTTATAGGAGCTATGGCATCAACATTATCTATGATGAAATCAATGAAAAATTCTTTTGGAGAGGGAGGAGTTGTAGAAACTTTTGCAGATGGTGGAATGGTTCAGGGCAAATCTCACGCACAAGGAGGAGAGAAGTTTGCAGTAGGTGGTAGAGTTGTTGAATTAGAAGGTGGGGAGGCTGTTATAAATAAAAGAAGCACAGCTATGTATAGAGGAGAGCTTTCGGCTATGAACTCAGCAGGCGGAGGAGTTAAGTTTGCTGATGGTGGATTACTTAATAGTCCTGCTTTTGCTCAACAACAATTTTCGGGAATCAGAAATAGTGGAGGTGGTGGTGCTCAAAAAGTTTTTGTGGTAGAGTCTGATATATCTCAATCCCAACATCAAGTAAGTGTACTAGAAGCAAATGCAACCCTTTAAAATATAAACAAATGTTTGTTAGTAAAAAAGTAAAGAAAGATAGGATGATTACCTGTAAAAAGTGCGACTTTTACAGAAACTTCTTAATGTTAAGACTACCTAAGTGGACAAAAGGAGCAAGATGTGGTAAGTGTAGTTGCTTCTTAGATGCTAAAACAACTCTTACAAAAGAGTATTTTGGAGAATGTCCTTTAGATAAATGGAAAGAGTAATAACTAAACTTTATAAATATGGATTATAATTCAATAATCAAAAATTACACAGAAGAAAAGAAAGATGAGATAGTTAAATTAGCTAAGGTTAATAAATCAGATATGGGTTTAAATAATTCATATAACAACCAGGCTCTTAATCTTTTTTTTAATTTATGGCACGATCATTTTCCAAATGTTAGACAGACAAAAACCTGTAAAGGGTGTAGGCAGGCAGTAGTTAAGTTTTTTCACAACGTAGCTGATTATATTTCTAGTGAGAGGTTAAAAGCTGTTGAAACTGCTAAAGCACCTGAAACTGTTAAGACCTTTAAGAAAAAAAATAAGAAGCCTGCTAAACACATAACACGAACAGGTGCGTTATCCCCTACAGGAGTTAGAAACTAACATGGCAAGACAAAACAAAGAAGAGATAGTTTATAGGTATATACAAGTGGCGGAAAAAGAAATATCTAAAAGATGGCATGAGCCAACAGTTATGGATATTTTAAGACACTTAACTGAAAGAGGAATAGTTGACCCCAAAAGACTAAGAAATTATATGATAATCTATGATTTTGATACTCTCCTAAAGTTCAATGATGGGAGCAGAACTAATACTTTTATGGATTTATCTATAAAATATGACATATCCGAAAGGCAAGCCCAGAGTGTTGTTTATAAGGAGAGAGTTAAAGAAAGAGCAAACTATAATATTACATACTAAAGTTTATTCCATAAACTGCGTGAGATTGTCATATCATTAAAATATGTTTGCAGTTATGAAGAGAAATTGGTATGACATACAATCTAAAAAATCTACTAAAGCAGTAGACATATATATCTTTGATGAGATAGGGGCTTTTGGGATGAATGCTCAAAGTTTTATTGAGGAAATCAAGGAATATAAAAATTCATCAATTAATCTACATATAAATTGTGTAGGCGGGGATGTTTTTGACGGGATGGCTATTTATAATGTCCTAAAGAAAAGAACTGCCGAAACTACAGTTTATATAGAAGGTATAGCTGCCAGTATGGGAAGTGTAATTGCTTTAGCTGCTGATAATGTTGTTATGGCTGAGAACTCTCTATTTATGATCCACAACGCTTGGGGTGGAGCTATGGGAGAATCTAAAGAATTAAAAAAGACAGCGAATCTTTTAGAAAAGATTAGTAATGAGATTGCTGATATATATATAAAGAAAACAAATCTACCTTATGACAAGGTAAAAGAAATGATGGATGAAGAAACTTGGTTAAATGCTGATGAAGCACTAGAACTAGGATTTATAGATTCTATCTCGGATGCTATTAAGGTAGCAGCCAAATATGATGTTTCTAAGTTTAAAAACATAACAGACGAGGAAATTAAAAGCAAATTGAATATTAATCTAAAAAGTAAAAAAATGACCGATGAATTAAAAGATTGGTTTAATGGAAAGATTGAGGGTATTATCACTAGAGTTAAAAGTGAGAACCCTAAAGATTCTATTGAAGCAAAAGAAGTTAAGGTAACTATCGCTGATGAAGCTGAAATTTTAAATAAAGTTTCAGAATTAGAAGGGAAAAGTACTGAACTGAACGGGTCTATTACTGATTTGGAAGGAGAAAAAGAAACTCTAACTGAAGAAGTAGAAAGACTTACAGCTTTATTAAGTAAAGCAAATGCAAGGGGAACTGAAATCTCTACAGATGGAGACCCTGCAGTAGTAGTAGAAAACAAAGTAGAGGATAGTAATAGTGCATTTTGGAATGGACTAATATCTAAAATAAACATTAATTAATAATTTAAAAAACAAAAAAAATGGCAGCACATAATGTAGCAACAGGAATCGCAGGATTAGCGTATAACGGAACTTACGCATCAGGTATTCTATTAGAGCCTATGTTTACTTCGGATGATATAATGAGAAATTACACTATCTATCCTTCAGTAAAATATAAGCAAAATATACTAATGGCACCTTCATTGGTTGGGATAACAGCAGTACACACAGGATGTGGAGAAACTAACACTTGTGACCCTACAGGATTCGCAGTAACTCAGAAACAAATCATGGTTGAAAATGTTTCTGTAAAACAAAAACAATGTTGGGATGAGTTTAAAGACGAAGTAATTGTAGAGTCTTACAGGAATGGCGTTAATATGCCTGACTTAACAGGAACTTTATTAGCAGAGGTAATAATCAATAGAGTAAGAGGAGGAATAGCATCTGATATGGTAAGAAATATGTGGGCAGGAATGACTGCAGCAGCAGTAGCAGATTGTTCTTATGACTCAATGGGTCAAGGTCTTTGGGATATAATGTCAGGAGCAACAGCTTTCCAAGGAGGAACAAGTGCAGAGATGACACCTGTAATTGGTGGTTTATTAGCAGCAGCAGCAACAGCATCTTACGCAACAGTAGGTGGTCTTATTAGCGTAGCGGATGTTCAGTTATTATTGGATAATGTATTCAATACAGCACCATCNGCATTACAACAAGTACCTGCAGCAGAGAAAAGAATGTTTGTTACNCCAAATGTATATAACGCTTGGTATAGCACATTAACTGCAGTAGCAGTATCAGGAGCNGTTGATTATGGNCANTCNGAAGCTCAATCAGGAAAATCAAGATTATACTATAGAGGAATTGAGTTAGTTCCTATGTACGAATGGGATGTAGCTTTAACTGCAAGAACAGGAGCAGATTTACCTGCAGCTTTTGGAGCAGCAGGAGCAGTAACAACTACTCAAACAACAAATGGTGTTATCTATACAGCTAAGACAAACTTATTTATTGGTACTGACGTAGCAAGACCTGAGAATGAGCTTAAAATGTTTTATGATGAAGTTTCTGAGAATATGTATATTAGAGCAGGGTTTACTATGGGCTTCCAATATGGATGGAACTCTTTATTGAATGGTGCTACATTAATCGGATAATTATTAACTTTAAAATAAAATAAAATGGCAATAGATTCAGGATTATTAGTAGATTGTGGCGACTTGAACGCAGTAGGAGGGATAAGACAGATATTAATTACAGATTTAGATAATATAGCAACTTTATCTCCAACTACATTAGCAACTGACCACATCGTCACTTCAGTTACAGCAACAGTGCCTTGGGCTCGTTTTGAGTTTAAAAACGAAACAGCTTCGTTAACGATCACAGGGGCAAAAGAAGGAGGGAGCACGTCTTACGAGTGTGCTTTAGCTTTCTATATACCAGATATTGATGGAGCAAGGTTTCATGAGCTTTCAAATTTAGAAAGCACATGTCCTGTAGCGTTAATTGAAATGAACTCAGGAAAGATGTTTGTAGTTGGACTTTCTTATAAATACGAAAACATATCAGCAGGTACAACTCCTTGGGTGAGAAATCAAACTTATGCAAACCTTAGCACAATAGAGGGAGGTACGGGAGCAGCGTATGCAGACGATAATGGAGTTACGGTTACATTAACAGCTAGACAATTTGAGCTACCTTTAGAGTATTCAGGTGCAATTACTGTTGTAGCAGGTGATTTAACAGCAACGACATCTTAACAATAATGATATAGCAGGGGGTTATAAACACTCCCTGCTAATATCTTTTTTATGTGTGGATGTAATAATAAAAATAATGTGGTAGATTTACCGCATATTAATATATATACTCAAATGGCAGAATATAAAGCAAAAATGACGGGAGCCGCAACTAGATTTGGAGAGGTTCGTGTACATTGGGACACCGCAACACAAGAGGAGCTTGCATGGGTTTATGAGGAAGCTAACAATGGTTCTCATTATGTAGAGAAAATTAACAAAAAATCATCTAATGAAGAAAGCACCGCTAAAGTCAGCAAAAAAAGCAGTAAAAACAAGAAAGACTCAAAAGAAGAATAATACTTTTGAATTTGGTGTTTTTGATTTATCAGTTCCACCAAGCATTAAAGAGGTTAAAAACGTAAAAGACCTTCCAAATGAGTGGGTTCCTTTTGGAGATGATAACCTTTTCCCACAATATTTAGCAGAGTTAAAGAGAAAATCCTCTACACATAGAAGTGTATTGGCTCAAAAAACTGTATTCACAAGTGGAGCAAAGTTTGTCTGTGAGGATGAGTCATTAAGAGAATTTATTGAAGATGTAAATGCCGATAAAGAATCTTTAAGAGATGTATTTAAAAGACTAGCTGACGATTATTATACTTTTGGTAATGCTTATATGGAGTGCGTTATTTATGATGGTGGAGTAAATCTATATCATTTAGACGCTACAACAGTTAGAATGGGTAAATCCAAAAAAGAGATTTACGTTAATTCGGATTGGTGTAAGTATTGGAATAATGATTCAAAAATAAAAAGACTACCTATATACCCTAGAGTAGCACATAACAAGTTTGTAATTCACTTTAAAGATTACGAGCCTACATTTAACTATTATGGACTTCCTGATTATGTTGCAGCACTAGAGCATATCTGTGTTGATTACGAGATAGGAAAATGGAATCACACTAAATTCTTAAATGGATTTCAGCCTTCAGCTATCGTAGAGATAAATGGAGACATGGGAGAGGAGGAAGCTCAAAAAATGGTGAGAGAAGCTCAAAAGAAATTTGTAGGAGAAGGAAATAATGGAAAGATATTATTTATAGTAAAGAATGGAGATACATCTCCTGCTAATGTTCAGATTATAAAAGATGACCAAGAGGGAAGTTGGATTGATTTGCAACAAATTACAGACCAAAATATTATAACTGCTAATAGATGGCAACCATCATTATCAGGTATTGTTAGTTCAGGAAAAATGAACAACACAGGAAGCGAGATAAGAATTGCTTATGACTTAGTAATGACTACAGTAATCAGAGATACTTCTGAGTTGATATTAAATGGAATAAGGACAGTTCTTTATAAGGAAATGGGTTATGATCCTAGCGATTTAAAGATTCATTATGATCCACCAATCTCTTATGCTAATGATGTGGATATAAGAGAAGTGTTAACTATAAACGAACAAAGAGCATTAATTGATGAGGACTTACCAATGCTAGATGATGGGGATATGTTTGTTGCTGATAGAGAGGTGATAGTAGTTGAGAAAGATAATGATGGGGATGGGGAAATTGATGAAAGCAGAGAAATAACAATAGAGCAATAAGACATGGGTAACACTAAACAATATATAACGCTAGTATCTGCAGCCGAGGTAATAGACAATACATTTACTAATAAAAACACAGACCCTGTTCTTGTTTCAGAAAACACTATTGTTTTATCGGAGTTAGCACATATAAGACCCTTACTTGGTGAGAAATTTTACGCAGAATTAAAACTTCAACATGATACAGGAACCTTAACCCCTGCAAACGATGACTTTATAAATTTTTACTTAGAAGATTGTCTTTGTTGGTTTGTTAGATTTGAGGTTATTAATGATATTATGAGTAATATATCTTCTAGCGGTGTTGTTAATAATATAGACGAATTTTCAAGAATAATAAATCAAGATACTTATAACGCTTTTAAACAAGACACATATAGAAAGGCAGAGATATTTGCTAGTGATATGATGGAATTTTTAAATGGGGCTGACCAAGTTGGATTATACCCTACATTTAATAGTAATCACCCTAGAAGCATGAGTGATACATATAAAAATCATGGCATGATATTCTATGATAGTATATATGGTGGGTATCAAGGAGTTGAGGCTTGCGGTTCTTGTGGTACATACTCTACTGTTAACTGCAACTGTAATGATTGTTAAATTAAAATAATATGGCATCAAACGAACATAAAAACTTATTAGATTCAAACAGGCATAATCCTCTAGGATATGAAGCGGCAGATAATAATACTTATTTAGGTAAATTAAATGGGGTTACTTATGATGACAAGGAGGGATTCTTAGCTTGGACTTATTCTTTAGAAACATTTATATTAAATAGTGGAGATAAGGGGACTGCTGTAGGTGTAGAAACAGGTGTAGATTATATTAGGATGCCTTACAATTTTAGGCTAACTGAGGTGCGAGCAAGTCTATATGTAGCGAGTGGAGCATTATTAACGATAGATATTAAAGAGGACGGAGTATCTATATTGTCAACCGATTTAACTATAGACTCAGGAGAGAAAACATCAACAACAGCAGCAACACCTGTTGTTATTTCAGATTATGCACTTGCTAATGATTCAGAGGTAACATTTGACATAAGCAATACGGGGGGATCTGTTGCAGGTCAAGATACAAAAGTTTATTTAATAGGATATAGAACAACAGAATAATACAATAATGAAAGATAATATGAAAGATACAGTAGAAGTTTTGGCAGCAAATGGTGGGGTATTGGGGTTGAGCCTAAGTGAGTGTAATGAATACTTACTTTTTATATCAACAACTTTAGCTATAATTTTTACAATTTATAAATTTATAAAATTAAAAAGAAAATAAGATGGCTACAACAATATTACAAACCACTTTATCCGTTTCAATTAATGAGCAGGTAAGTGTAAATGGGAGAGTGTACGGAAATAACATATCTAAGACTTTTGACGGGCAGGGCAAGGTAGATCAAAGGGTTATGGAAATAAGTAGCGAAGTTTATACTTCTATTTTTGATTGGAAAGCATCCCTTCCTGACGAGAAGGGAACTGGGGTTAAATCAGAATTTACATATTTTAGAATAACTAATACAGATGATTCTATCGGGGTAATTGTTTCTTATCAATTGAATACCGCAACAGATGTCTTTTCGGTTTTTCTTCCTGCAGGGTGTAGTCATCTAATAATGAGTAATGATGCTGATGCTACCGCTTCTTCTGGTGCTCCTGTAATGCAGGATATTTCAGGTGTTCTAGCCAAGTCAGAACCTGATGGTCCTGCAGCAACTGCGGTTTACATAGAATATGTAGCTGTATTTAGCGGTGGGGTTGAACCACCACTAACATAATGTCTAAGGCAACTTGGAAGTTTAGTGTTAAAAATAATAAAAAACGCAAAGGAGTTCATTCTAAAAATTCTTCAAAGAGTCAAAATGGCTATAAGAAAAAATACAGAGGTCAGGGAAGATAAATGGTTTAATGATAGACTTAGAAACGTGGATATAAAACATTTTAAATTATCAGAATTTGACTGTCCTAGTGATAGTGGTTCAGGGGATAATATGTGTCTTTCATTCTTATCTAAACTAGATCAGGCTAGAGAGTTAGCAGGAATACCTTTTAAAATAAACTCAGGATATAGAACTCCTAAACACAATACTAGCATAGGAGGAGTTAAAGATTCATCTCACACTAACATTCCTTGTAATGCAGCAGATATACAAGTTAAAGATTCACATTGCAGGTACAAGATAATTGAATCTGCAATTAAAGTAGGGTTCAAAAGAATTGGGATTGGTAAAAATTTCATACATTTGGACACAGATAAAGATAAAAGCCAAGATATTATTTGGCACTATTATTAATTTAAAAAAAAAAAATGAAAAATTGGATAACTAATGTTCTTCTGGGTAAAATTCTTAACAGTCGTAAATTTATTTATGGACTATCGGGTATTGTAGTTCCTATCTTAATGACAAAATTTGGATGGGGAGCTGATGTAGCTGAAACAGTTTGGCAAACAGCTTGTGTCTTAATATTAGGACAAGGAATCGCAGATATATCAAAAAAATAACATATATTTACAGTCCTTCTTTGAGTGTTTTCTGAGTGGGATAGTTAGTAGTTAAGAATGGGGAGTTAATAACTCCTCATTTTTTTTACATAACTATATCGTTTTTTTATATATTTGTATATGTCAAAAGAATACGGAAAGAGATTAAGACTCACTCCTGATGAAGAAGATTTAATAAAGCAGAGTAGAGCAGAAACACTAGATAACTTAAATAATAACTCATCATTAGACTTTCACTTAAGAGACAGAGGTATAGACAAGAAAGATGTCGTAAGCGTAAAGCATTGGCAGTCAGCTAGTGGTGAGTATAGGTTTTCAATAGTTACTAAAGAGGATTGCGGTTTAGACAAGGAGGAAATCTTTAAAGGTATAAATAGTTTTATAGAAGGGCATTCTCCTGAATATGATCCTATTGAAAGAGATAACGGAAATCATCTTTTAGTTATAAATCCTGCTGATATACATATAGGTAAGTATGCTAATGAGACCGAAACTGGAGAGGCTTATGACTGTGAAACTGCTGTAATGAGAGTTGTAGAGGGAGTTCAAGGGCTTATAGATAAATCTGAAGGATTTAAAATTGATAGGGTTTTATTTTGTATTGGTAATGATGTTCTTCATATAGATAATGTGTATAATACTACAACGAAAGGAACTCATCAAGATACAGATGGAAAGTGGTGGGAACATTATGAGATAGCCTTAATGCTTTATGTTAAGGTAATAGAGATGCTTAGGACTATAGCACCTGTAGATGTATTGCATTCAATGTCCAATCACGATTATCAGAGTGGATTCCATTTAGCACACACTTTAAAATCTTGGTTTAGAAAGTCATTAGATATAAAGTTTGATATTAGCGTAGCAAGTAGAAAATATTATATGTATGGTAAAAACCTTATAGGTTTAGAGCATGGAGATGGAGCTAAGATGGATAAATTACCTTTGTTAATGGCACAAGAGAAGCCTTCACTATGGTCTGAAACTAAATTTAGATATTGGTATTTACATCATATACACCATAAAGTAAAACACAAGTGGTTAGATGCTAAAGATTTTATTGGAGTAACTGTAGAATATATGAGAAGTCCATCTTCTGCAGATTCTTGGCATTCAAGAAAGGGATTCTGCGGAGCACCGAGAGCTTGTGAAGCTTTCATTCATGAAAAAGAAAGTGGACAGGTAGCTAGATTAACTCACTACTTTTAAAATTAAACCCTTTAATAACCCTTTACATAGGGTATTACATACCTTTAAAGATAAAGATAAAGAAAAATATAAAGATAAAGACTAGGTTATATATTGTCTTTTATAACATTATTTAAAAAAACATTCTAAATATTTTGGTGGTTTAATAAATTAATTGTTTATTTGCATAGAAATTAACTAACTAACTATTTCAACTATCTAAATGAAAAAAACACTAACATCAATTCTTCTATTGTTAATTATATCATTATTATTTATTACATGTAGCACATACAAACAAGCAGATGATACTGAACACTTATGGATAGGAAGTGATGGAATTGAATTTTACGAATAAAACTAATTACTAACTAAACTATTTTAAAATGACGAAAACACAAACTAGTGACATTCTACAACACTTAAAAGATGGTAGAAGATTAACACAAAAAGAAGCTATTAACGAATATGGTGCTTATAGATTGTCAAGTATTATATATTCCCTAAGAAAGCAAGGACATAATATAGATTCTAAAGAATTAGATGTTCCTACTAGGTATAAAAAAGCAGATGGGACTACTAGAAATGCTAACATTGTTGAATATAAGCTTAATAGAAAAGATGAAATATTGACAGATATTTTTAACTCTGACTATCAAGGTATTTTAAACATAAAATATTAGTCATGGGAAGAATGAAAGAAGAATTTATGAAAATTCAAGATCAAATGCAATCAAAAGAAATTAACACACTAACCGATATTGCAGAACAATATCACAATAATAACCAAAACAATTTAAAAATGAAAAAAGTAAATGCAGAAGAAGCAACTATGGTAAAAGAAACAAAAGAAGAAACATTAAAAAGACTATTCCTAGCACATGGATTAGTTAAGGATGATGTTTACAAAGACAAACGAGGATTCGTGATTATAACTAGAACAGGGATAGATAAGATTGTTTCTAGTATGAACATACAAGTAGCCTATGAGCCTGTAACAATGACAAAAGAATGGGTAGTTTTAAGAGCTACTGCTAGTCTAAGAACAGGAAGTGGAGAGCATGATGTTAGAAATATGATGAGCTTTGGAGAAGCAAGTGATGATAACTTAATGGGAGGTGCTAAGAAATTTCCTGTTGCTATGGCTGAAAAAAGAGCTATGAGTAGAGTTGTTCTAAAGATTGCAGGTTTCTATGAGCAAGGGGTATTCGGACAAGATGAGCTTGCCGACTAATGACTGATTGGATGGATGAGGTTCTTGATGGTAAGCCTTTAGAAGCAGAGATGTGGAAGATAGGATATATTGAGAACCTCTTACACCGAACATCTATTTCTATATCAGAGCAGAATGAAATACTTAACTCTTTAGATATTCTTCACGATATAGATGCAGATAAAATCATTAAGTACATAAAAGAAAATGAAGTTCACTCTGACCCAAAGCACCAATATGAAGCTATGAGAAAAAATGGAATGTTTAACAAAAAAGAATATTAAAATGAAAAATGATTATGAAAAAGTAAGAACTTCAAGAAACGAACTTGAAGCTATCCTCAGAATAAGAGGTATATCAAAACAGAGTTTTGGAAGAATATTAAATATAAAAGGGTCAACAATAGAGAAGTATTTAGACAACCCTTATCACTTAAGGTATTATCAAATGCAGAGATTATCTACATTTTTAAATATAGGAGTCAAAGATATTATTGATATTATTGAAATAGATTTGAAAGATGAGCTTATTGTACTTGATGGAGAGTCTAACTTTAAAGTAGTTGAATCTTTAGTGGTTAAAAATAATGAATAGGTATAAACTAGAATTAACAAAAGAAAGAGATCAGGAAATTATACGAGAGATATGCTCTAGGTATAATGTAAGATGGATTTCTGTACTCTCAAAGAGCAGAGTAAGAGTTGTTGTAGATGCTCGGAGGTTATATTGCGGACTATTAAGAAATGTGTTTGGTTTAAAATTTGAAGATATAGGGAAAATACTTAATAAAAACCACGCAACAATAGTTCATAATCTACAAGTTCATGATAACTTTGTAAAGATTTTAAGGTCATATAAAAAGAATTTTGAGGAGATAGAATCTATGTTTTATTTAGATGAAAATTATTACATACATGAGGTTTTATCTATAGAAATTAAAATAGATACATTATCCCAAAGACTAGATGAATTAATAGAAAAGAAAAACGAATATAAATTAAAAATTAAAAAACAAAAAAATGGCAGACAAGAATTATGTAGTAAGTAGTATTAAGAAGGTAACTACGCAGTATGGAGATTTATTTAACGCAAGTTTCAAAATGGAAGATTTGCAAAAGATGTCCAAAAGAGGATGGGTAAATATCACTATAGCAGAAAGGAGAGAGCCTTCAGAAAAGGGAGCAACTCACTATGCTTATGAGAATACTTATGAGCCACCTAAAGAGGTAACAGCAGATAAGCCTAAGCAAGAGGATGATTTACCATTCTAAATATTAAATACAGGTTGGGGTAGTAGTAATGGCAGCCTATAATAGAGTGAGTTCAAGTCTCACAACTGCTACTCCTTCCTTTTACAACTAACTATAAAACAAAACACAATGGCAAAAAGAATGACAGATTCAGATAAATGGAAAAAAGGATTTATAAGAGGTTTGGCTCCTAAATATAAACTATTTTGGTTATATATATTAGATGATTGCACTCATGCAGGTATATGGGAAACAGATTTTGAGGTAGCATCAATAAGAATAGGCAGTAAGATAACTGAAGCTGAAGCTGTAACTGTAATGTCTAGTCAAATAGTAATATTTGATGAAGGTAACAAATGGTTTATTCCAAGCTTTATTGACTTTCAGTATGTAAATCTAAATGAAAACTCAAGAGTACATCAGTCAGTTATAAAAGCATTAGAAAAATATGATGTATATAATATAAAAGGTATTAGCCCTAATG